AATGTAACTCAAGCTGATTTATTAGCTCGTTATTCTGCATCTCAAGCACCTCAAACACCTCAAGCGCCTATTCCTGCATCTTCAGGTCAATTTGCTGAAACTGGGGGCGGTGCAGCAATGGGTAGACCCATGAATCGTGGGCAAATTAATGTTTTAGCTGAACCTAGACCCTTAGAGTCTGTTTTGGCTGGCGCTACTAAATCTGCTGTTATTGATCCTGTATTAGGCGCTGCTCAATTATTAAGCGGTGGTAATGTTGGTGGTCAAGCCGCACAAAACTACGCAGCAGAAGCTAAACCTTATCAAGCCAACCCAGCATCTTATTTAGCTGGTCAAGTAGGTGGATCAGTATTGCCTGGCGTTGGTATGGCTAAAGGTGCTGGCATGATTCCTAGCTTTGCTAGAGCTAATCCTTTAATTCAAGGCACTTCATTTGGTGCTGCTCAAGGACTGTTAACCCCTGAAGAAACAGGCAAAACTGGTGCAGATTACTATAAAAACCAATTGGGACAAGCTGCTATAGGCGCTACTATTGGTGCAGTTCCAACCGCTTTATCTAAAGGTCAACAACTAGCTGGCGCATTACTGCAAAAAGGTGTTGGTATGAGCACAGGCGCAGGTGCTGAATCATTAAAACAAGCATATCAAGCTGGTAAAGTAGGAAATGAGCCTTTTATTGCTAATATGCGTGGCACAGCTCCTATGGAAGATGTATTAAATCAAGCCAAAGGTGCGTTATCTAACATGAAACAAGACCTTTCTAAAGAATACCGTCTTGGCATGATGGATGTATCCAAAGATAAGAAAATCCTTAACTTTAATGAGATTGACAAAGCGATCACCGATGCAGCAGAAATTGGTCGATTTAAAGGTCAAACCATTAATACTAAAGCTGAAGAAGCTCTACAAACCATTCGTCAAACTGTTGATGATTGGAAAAATCTTCCCGCTAAAGATTTTCATACCCCAGATGGCATGGATGCTTTAAAGCAAAAAGTAGGTAGTATTTTAGAGTCTATTCCTTATGAATCTGGTAGAGCTAGAACTATTGCTCAAAATATCTACCATTCAATTAAAGATGAAATATCGAATCAAGCGCCCGTTTATAGCCAAGTAATGAAAGGTTATGCAGAAGGCCAAGATTTAGTTAAAGAGATTAGCAGATCATTAAGTTTGGGTAACAAGGCTTCTGTATCTACAGGTCTTAATAAGCTACAGTCTTTAATGAGAAACAATGTCAATACCAACTTTGGTTATCGTCAAGAATTAGCTAATAAATTGATGGAAAAAGGCGGTGGTGATCTTATGCCAGCTTTGGCAGGTCAGGCACTTAGTTCTTATACGCCTAGAGGTTTAGTCGGTCAAGGCATGGATGTAGGCGCTGGATTAACTGCTTTTTCGCACCCAGGCGCTTTAGCAACTATTCCTCTTACTAGCCCTCGTCTAATGGGTGAAGCAGCCTATAAAATGGGTCAAGTAGCTTCTAAAATGCCATCAACCAATATGACTGATGAGCAAAAAAAATTAGCACAACTTTTAATGATTAAAGCAGCGCAAGAAGGAGTTAAATAATGTCACGCAATGGATCAGGTACTTACTCTTTACCAGCAGGTAATCCTGTTGTTACAGGCACTACTATTACAACGACTTGGGCAAACAATACCCTGACAGATATGGCTAATGCTTTGACGGGTTCTGTAGCTTCAGACGGTCAAACAACTATGTCATCAAACTTAAATATGGGTAATAACCGTATTATTAGTCTTGCTGATGCTGTTAACTCTGCTGATGCTGTAAGTATTAACTTTTTACAAACGGGTACTTATTCAATTAGTGGTGGAACTTTCTAATGGATTGGCAACTGCTGTTTAATCTGGTTGGCACAGCGATAATGGCTACTATTGGATGGTTTGCCCGTCAACTATGGGATTCTGTGAAAGACCTTAAAGAAGATATTAAAAACATCCAAGTCGATTTACCTACTAATTATGTGCGTAAAGTCGATATTGAATCCCAATTTAACAAATTAGAAGCAAGCCTTCAAAGAATCTTAGACAAGCTAGATCAAAAAGCCGATAAATAATGGATCGCAGGGCTTTAGCGGCATTATCTTTGTCGGGTATGGGGTTAGTAGCCATCGTAATGAATGAAGGCTATAACAGCACCGCATACGCTCCGCTTAAAGGCGATGTTCCCACAATTGGCTTTGGCACGACAAAAGGCGTAAAATTAGGGGATAGGATAACTCCTCAAAATGCCTTAAAAAGAGCATTAACTGACATTAATCAATTTGAAGGCGCATTAAAACAATGCGTTAAAGTTCCATTAACCCAAGGTGAATACGATGCTTACATTTCTCTTTCTTATAATATTGGTAGCTTTGCTTTTTGTAATAGCACTCTCGTTAAACGGCTTAACGCTGGCAGATACGAAGATGCTTGTAACGAAATATTGCAATGGGATCGTTTCAAAGGTCAAAAGCTGGCTGGCTTAACTAAACGCAGAACAGAGGAATATCACTTATGTTTGGGTTCTTAGGCGGTCTTAACTTACAGATTATTGCTATGGTAGCTGCTGTAGCTATCAGTTTTGGAGCAGGATGGGCTACAAATGGCTGGCGTTTAAATGGTCAAATTACTAGAGAACACTTGGCCCAACAACAAGCAATCCAAAAGAAAGAAACCGAAAATCAAATCCATGTAGATGCTATTAGGAGAAGTAAAGATGAACAAATTGCTACTATTAATTCCAAGCTGTTTGATGCTATTGACGAGTTGCGGAAGCGTAAAAGTAGACCCGCAACGCTACCCACAGATGGACAAAGTGGAACTGGGGCAACCCTTTACTCCGAGGATGCAATCTTTCTTATCAGGGAAGCTGCCAGAGCCGACATCATCCGTACAGCCCTCCAAGCCTGCTATCTTCAATACGATCAAGTAACTAGAACGGCTGAGTAAGGTCAACATACTTAAAGAGTTTGCGTGGAACATCAAAAAAATATTCCCCATCCGATACCGCAGTATTCTTTACCTCAATTAACGGGGCTGCCAAAACAAACTCTGTTTTTGTCCAAAAAGCATGAGTTAAGTCCCCAGTTAATACAAAAAATAGCGTTGGCAGATTTGCCTGAAATAATTTCTCTTTGCGTTGGGCTACATGGATGGTTTCATACTGATGCAAGTTTGGCTGACGAACTTCTACCTCAACATATCCTACTGCTTTCCCTGATCGATGAACGACTAAATCAACTGCATATTTATCGGGATGGGGCGTAGCCTGTAAACCCCACTTCATCTCAATCCACCTAGTTACTGCCTCTCTTGCAGGTGGATCGCAGATGTCGTGTAGTTCTTGATTAAACTTCTTGTACTTCATTGTTAGCAAAAGAATTACGGTAAGTTCTCCACTTCTCCTGATACCTTAAATCCTCGCTAGGTGGCTCAAATCCAAACCTTTTTAAGGTGTCAATTACATTGGTCTTTGCTGCTGGTATATATGGGTGGTTTATGTCTAAGATTCTTGATTGCATAATATTCCTTTATGTTTTTAGTTTGTTTTGATGTGTTTCTACGCAGCCTTTCCAAATTCCCCAAGCATCTTGCATACTTGAATAATAGTAATTACCATTTTCTAGTTTGGAAAAATTATGGTATTTTTCTTGCCAATTTTCCGTAATCCATTCTTTAAATAACTGTTCCTCAGTCAATTAAATACTCCTTTGGTGGTTCTAATGTGTATCCAAACGCATACAGAAAAGGGTTATATTTTTGTATAACTTTGCGTTTAGTTCTAAGTTGCTTGGCCTCATTAAAAGGCGCTGGAAGTGAAGTCCAAGCGCTCTTAATAATTTGAAAAGGCCCGTCTTTCAAAAGTGACCCCACCTTAGATAAAAGGTTGTAAAGATGATTAGCGTAAGAACTAATCCCATAATGCCACCTAACATGATCTCTTTCATATAGACTCTCTTACTTCATGTTCTGCAAAACTTTCCATGTATTCAAAGCTCATCGTATAGAGTTTAAGACCTAGTTTAGCCCAATCTTTTTGCTCTACATAATCCCGTATAGTTTCTTGATCTTCAGGGCTGGCTTGCTGGATTGCCTCACCCATACGAAAAGCATCGCTGGCATCGTAGCCTGGTGTTGACATTAAATCGTCAACTTGTCTTTGAAAGGCTTCTAATTCGCTAACATCATCTCTCATTTGTTTCTCCTAGTTATCACTCGGTATCGAGTAGTTCCAATATAATTAAGTTTCCTTAACTATGCAAGTAGGGATTTACCCTAAGTGCATATTTACAACAATGGGGTAGGGGTAGGTAATTTGAAGGATTCGAGGGTTAACCTGATAAACCTCAAAATGGTTGGTCGGGGGTGTGACCATTACCTACCCCTATAGTTTGGATTTTATACGATAAAAATGTAATAGGTGACAAAAGCACTCCCAGCCCATTGTCAGATTTTCTTGGGTAATCTCAAATAACCTAGCTTCTTCATTATTTACATAGATCACGCCACAGCTAGCATCGGGCATACCCAGACCCTCTCGATATGCTGCAAGTTGCATGAAATGTTCAAAAAATGGGGCTACATCGTCTAAGTCTTTTTCAGTCGTTTTAAAGTCTATAACAGCGCCTGGGAAGTTTATTAGATCGTCTGATCTGGTATATAAGTCAACTTTACCCCCATAGCCAAACTTAACATTAGCAAAAGCCTTCTCAGAAACCCATTTCTTAGCCCCAAAATGAGCCGTTAAAGCGTTTTCTGCTGATCGGCAATAGGTAGGTACACTCTCTAACAAAACGCCCTCAAAGAACGATTCTAAGATACCGTGCATATGAGTGCCACGGTTCATGGCATCTTTACCTTGAGCCTTAGAATCGGTCATTACCCGATCACAGTAAGATTCGTCAGACTCTCCCTCGCCTCTGGGTAAAGTCAAAGCCGCTAATAAGACCTGTTGTTGCTTCCAAATGTCTAAGCCTGGCTTGGCAGCGCAATTAATGACTGTCGTAACACTTGGCAATAAATTAAGTTTCTTGGCATCTCGCAAAGTCGTGTTTCTTAGACCTGTTTTGCCTTCTGTTTGGTAAGCTGGTTCTCCAGCCGTTGTATACCAATGACCTGATTCTGCTACTATTTTCATAACGCCCCCGTTAGTTTACTAATTTTAGGATTTCTTCCCTATTGAGTGGATCATCCACCATATCTGCACAAACATGGACAATCCCCTTAATGACACTAGCTAAATCTTCTGGTGCGAAACTGATCATGGGTACAAGCTCGTCATAGCCTCGTTCCTGATAAGTCTTTTCAGTATATTTAACCTCAATAATGTCTTTAATTTGATTGTCCATAGTTTTTAGAACGGAACTTCGTCATCCTCAATTACATTAACAGGCTTAGAATTCTGCATTTCTGCACTCTTTTTAATTAAATCCTGTACCCAAGGCCAAAGTTCTGAAAACTCCTTTTGGTTATATTTGTTTAAATCAAACATAACGCAAGGGTTTACTCCTGTTGGAAATTCTTTGAGCTGACTAGGTATCTGACTAAGTCCAGAAATATTAGGGTAGGTCTTTCCTTTGTATTCGTTATGAATAACATTGACCATAGCCCATTTATCTAACAGTTTTGCCAAATCAAACGACTTGAGTTCTTCAGCAGTCAGCTTCTTGCCCCGCCAAGCCTCTAAATCGCCCCGTAGAGTGCCTTTTTCATGCAGACTTAGGGTGTATCGCTTGTTTACGACTAAAGGCTTGCCATCGATTAATAATGGCCCATTAGAATCTTCCCCATGTAGCTCAAAAGTAACCATGATTTTATGTTGCTGCTTGGCAACACCTTCCCACTCCGTAGTCTGAGTGCCTAGATCAATGATTGAAAACAACCGACCAAGATAGTTACCTGCATCGGGTTTTCTAAATTCTTTATTTTCCATAATGTTTTCGCTAATAATCATTTCTTTTCCTTTGGTTTTCCACAAGCTGCACGAATCACAGCTATATCTTCAGGTGTTGCATAATCATGCTCAATATTCTCAAGCGCTTCCTCAAGTCTTTCTTCAAACTCATTCATTACTTCTGCCATTTCATCCATGTTGCTCTCCTGTTATCACCGAGTATTCGGTAAAACCATAGTAAAGTAAAATTAACTACTTTGCAAGAACTATTGCAAAATAACCACATACAAGTTAAGATGGCTTATGAAGCTAAAAATCTCCGACTCTAACTTAATTGATCTGCTTGGGGGAACTAACCAGGTATCTAGAATGGTCGGTACTAGCCCTGCGGCTGTAGCCCAATGGAAAAACAACGGTATTCCAGCAGGACAACTGGTTGTATTGGGCGCTAGATTAGAAAAAGTCAGCGCTGGTCTAGTGACCCGCCAAGATTTATTTCCGACTACTTGGCATCTTATTTGGCCTGAACTTTTACCCAAACCAAACCTTTGCGCCTAGATAATGTCACCCTTTGTGCTATAGACTCAGTCCAGCCATTGCTGGCTAAGAAGGCTATGGATCGCTGTAAAAGACAAGTTGACTTTGGGAATGAGCTTTTTATAGACCATATGAGTATTAACTCAAAACAAGCCTATTCCAAGTTTGTAATCCAAGAGCTACATAAATACATTAAAACCGATTTTGTCCTGATAGTTCAATGGGATGGCTGGATTATCAATAAAGATGCTTGGAATCCAAAGTTTTTAGATTATGACTATATTGGGGCAGTCTGGCCCTGGCATCCAGAAGGCTTTAGAGTTGGCAATGGTGGCTTTAGCCTACGCTCAAAGCTGCTTTGTGAACTAACTGCTGAACCTGAGTTCGTCTATAAAGATCGCAATGAAGATGACCTTATTTGCCATATAAATAGGGACTATCTCGTACGCAATCAGGTACGTTTTGCCCCTGAGGAACTTGCTAGGCAATTTAGCTTTGAAAGGGAACTAAGCAATGTTCCCAGCTTTGGTTTTCATGGGGAATACCACATGGATAAATATTTGTAGTAAACTATTAATGCAGATTGAACCCTGTTTTATAATACTAGCCTAGACCCTTTTGGGTTGCTCTGAGCGTTTTGGAAAGGCTGGCTGGTCTTTTCTAAAGCGGGTTCAACTTAGAGTAACCCAAAAGGGTTTTTCTATTCTGTTTAGCCCGCACTCAGTCGTGTTGCTGCGGTAAAAGCTGTAGACCTCCAGAAGCAAATGACAGACCTATGCAGATTGATGTGTGTAGATTCTGAACCGCCCTGATACCGTAAGGTAAGGGAAACGGGGTAGCCTTGGTAATGACAGACCTGGACAAGCAAAAGTACCCTTCATCAATTTATGACCTGATTCCGAAACATCCGAACTCGTATAATTCACCTATCTTCGGATAGGGAAATTACGCCCAGAAATCCTCACAAACCGATTCGTATACGGGGAAAAACAACACTTAGGGTAAACACCTATTAAGATATGTTGATTACTGTATTAATCTATGGTTTTAAACAGGGGGATTTATGAAACATCTAATACTTGCAGCAGTCTTAGTACCACAGTTAGTTTTTGGTCAAACTTACATTATGACCAATCCACAAGGATATAACACAGGCAGTATTCAAGTTCAGGGTAATCAAGCTACATTTGTAAACCCTATGGGCTATGTAACTCAAAATGCCACGATCTATCCAAATCAGATTGTCTTTAGTACGCCTAGTGGTGTGGTTACTAATGTGATTGGAACTACAGGCTATACAGTCCCATCTTCCCCACAAAGTCCTCCAAGTCCTAGAACATTACAATGAAATATTTAATCATTTTATTGTTATTTGGATGCACTCAAAAAGTGGAATATAAAGATAACGAGATGGTTAACGGTTGCGTAATGCAAAAGACTGGAGAGCATTGGATAAGGACTTGCGGGTGACCACTTTTACTACCGAAGATAGGGAAAACGCCCAAAGTTATACGGTGAATGTACCTACTGAGGCAGATTATTTGCATGACTATAAAATGATGTTGA